CTGCTTTATGCTCTTCTTCTGCAAATGCTTGGTCGCTGATTGTTCCAAACAATCCTTTTTCTTTAGCGACCATTACATTAACTCTATCTCTATATTCATAATATAGTTTTCGGTTATCTGCAATTTCATTCATAGTCATATTACCTTTATTAGGACCATATGGATTAACAGAATCTCTTTTGCTTCTCCATTCAGTTAGTTCTTTTGTGAAGTCTGTTTTACTTCCATTAGCTATTGTTGGATGAATAGCTTTTAATTTGGCTAATGTTCTTTCATCTTCCAAAAAACTTTCATAGTCGTAAATAGCTTTGAAGTATGGTTTAATTGCTTGTGAAGGTTTGTTACCTGCATAGTTAACTATACCTATTCCACGAACATATACATCATACTTTTCAGCTTGTACAGGCTTAGTAGGGTTTCCTGTTCTAGTGTCTAGATACATATCTCCCTTAGTTTTCCTTATCCAACCTGCCGGAAGTTCTGCACCTTCCAAGAATTGACTCCAAATGTCTTTTCTAGTTGAATTAAATGTACTCATATTTTACTCCTTATTTTATTAATTAATAAAGTACCCAAAGAATGAACTTCTTTCACTTGTTTCAAGAAGTTCATTCTTAATTTTTTACCTAAAGTTACTACCTTCTAGATTTAGGTGGGAATGGATGTAGTTCATGTACCCAACATTGTTGAACATAACATACTTTACAAGTGTCAATTAGTAACTGATACTTTGAATAGTCTGAATACTCTGCTTGTTCAATTTCCCAATCAGTTAGTAGTGGTAGTTGGTTAACATGATGGTTGTTACTTTGGTTGTTGTGGTTACCAATGTCTATGTAGTTGTGAATGTTGTCTGTCATTTTGTTGCTCCTTTTAAAGCATAATAAATTGTTAAAATTTGTTTATCGTACTGCTTGTCTTTACCACTGAGTGATATTAATCCTAAGTCATAATCGTATTCTCCATTAGATTCGGATTCATATCGAAACCAACAATATTGACAAATGTTTTCTTCATTGTCGTAGTCCCAATATCCTTCAGGTGCTACACACTCGTAATCACAATTAATAGTGTTAAACATTATTCTATCTCCCATACTTGAACAGTTGATTTATCTATAATTTCGTACTGATAGAAGACCGTAGCAATATATGATTCAAGATCAGTTGCTCCTTCTCCATAGATTTTATTACATTCATCTACTTGACTCCTATATTCATTTAATTCGTCATTACTTAATAATCTCGTAGTCATTTCTAAGTTTTTCATATTTTACTCCTTATTATTTATTAAAAAAAAAACTTAAGAATAGAGGAGCAAGAGGGGAAATTGTTGGGGTCTTGGTGGTGAAATTGAATAGGTTGTAGTTTGCCTTTACTCTAGCGATTAGCCTTCACATAGTTGGCAAACCGACACAGGGAAATTGTTGGGGTCTTGGACTTGGGTGTGTCGCTTTTGAAAAGGGAATCCCATTTATGGGATAAACCTGAGGGACAGAGTCCCTTCAAAAGTTCCCAATCAATTTTCGGTCTGAGAAATTCAAATTGCATAAGAAGGAAAGTAGTAAATCTAGAAAATACTGTCGGGAATCCTACTTACAGGATAAACCGACAAAGATTTTCGACGATTTATCTGCTTTATCTCGTTGCGATTTGGATTTTCAGATGCTACACTTGGGGAACTTTTGCTACAAAATCTCTGATTTTTTGGATTTCGAAAACAAAATTGCGAAAGCAATTGTGCTTTTCGGCTCTAAATCCAAGCAAAAGTTTCCGGGGTCTATAGGACAGGTTCAAGGAACCTGCCGGATGGAATCCGTGCCCCATTTAGCGATAGAAATTCATTTGCCTTAGCAAATTAACAGGCTTTAGCCATTTATATTAAGATGCGATCCAATCGTTTTTGGTTTCGCTTTTTGCGATAGGTCGTCTACAAATTCCCAAAAAGCGAAAATTGACCTTTAAGAATCGCTTTAGCGATATAGCAATTGATGTGAATACTTGGAGCATCAATTGCTTTGCTTGTTTGGCTGTAGCTGTTTGTATAGTAGTAAAGTATATAACATACAAATAGAACACTATAAAAAATAGTGTAAAGTGCTGTAGCTACCTAGCAATGAAGGAAGTAAAGTAGTGTAGCTATCCAATCAATCAATCAAGCAATAAACAAATAAGCAACAAGCAAGGGGGCATGTCTTAAGAAATCTACATATAGGCTATACATACCTATGACAGAATTTTTTATTAAAAGTAAACTTGCTATTGCTAGTGGGTATAGCTACTATATAGCTATATTGCTCTCCCTGTTAGGGGGAGAGCAAAGCATATATATTCTTCTCTCGCTATAGCGATTATATAGCTATATAGCAAAAGGTGTCAAGCAGTAAAAAAGGGGATTGGAGTAAATAGGGGGTATTTTATATAATCAATTCTTAAAGGAGATATTTATATCCCCCTATCTACGAGAGAAAGAGTTGACTAAGTATAGCCAACATAGTTATTATATTGTATGTAGGAGGACAGGTCAATGGCATTTTCAGATAAAGATAAGGAGGAATTTAAGGTTAAGTTCCTGAAGGAATATAACAGAAGAAGGACTATATCTTCTGCAGTAAGTGGTATGGCAATAGGAAGAACCACGATATATGAATGGTTTAAGGAAGATTCCAAGTTTAAACAGGATTTTGATGATTCAAAGTTAGCAATAGGGGAGAGTTTAGAGAGTACAGCCTTTGCTTTAATAGATAAAATGTTAGAGAGTGGGGATTATTCTAGGCCATTGTTGTTAATTACTATGTTAAATGCCCATCTACCTGAAAGATACAGGCAATCAGACAATACAGGTGATGATTCTAGACAGCTTATATCCGAATTTAGGAAGATGGCTAAGACAAAAGAACCAAAGAGTCCGAAATCAAAGATAGTTAAGCAGGCAGAGGATCTAATTAATGACTCAGACACAAAATGAATTAACTGATTTCCTTTATGATACAGTAAGTTTTACTCCTACTGATGAACAGAGGGTTATATTGGAGTCAGACAGACGATTTACCCTAGTAGCAGGTGGAGAACAGGCAGGAAAGAGCATGATCGCTAGTAAATTTCTGCTTAAAAGAATATTTGAAACAGAGGGAAAGGGATTATATTGGCTAGTAGCTGCAGATTACGGCAGAACTAGGGCAGAATACGAGTATTTAATAGAGGATTTTGCCAAATTAAACCTTTTAAAGAAGGCTTCCAAGAGAGTAGATCCGGGTAGGATAGAATTGGCTGATGGTACTGTAATAGAAACCAAGTCAGCTAAAGATCCCCGTACTCTTGCCATGAGGGCACCTGATGGAATCATAGGATGTGAGGCTAGTCAGTTAGATTTAGAGAGTTATTACAGGATCAGAGGAAGATGTGCACCTAAAGCAGCATGGATGTTTCTTTCAGGAACATTTGAAGGTTCTTTGGGATGGTACCCTTCCCTTTTTCAGGCATGGAAATACAGCACAGGAGATGAGAAATCATTCTCTCTCCCTTCATATACTAATAAACATTTATATCCGGGAGGTAAAGATGACCCTGAGATACAGAAGCTTAAGAATGAAGCTAGTGATGCTTTCTTTATGGAGAGGATTGAAGGTATTCCTTCACCTCCTGTGGGAGTTGTCTTTCAGGAATTTAGAGCAGATAAACATGTATCAGAGGAGGCTAACTATGTATTGGGAGAGCCCGTGCATCTGTGGATCGATCCGGGATATGCAGGAGGATATGCTGTTGAAGCAATACAGATCATCAATGATCAGGTTAGAATTATTGACGAAGTCTACGAACAATCCCTTATCACAGAAGAAATGATTAATATCTGTCAGAACAGGGAATGGTGGAGTGATGTTAAGTTTGGTGTAATTGATGTGGCAGGTTATCAGCATCAGGCAATGGCTGCACCTGCAGAAGTATGGATGAATGAAACAGGATTATATCTTGATAGTGAGAAAGTAAAGATAAATGATGGTACCGAAAAATTAAAATCTATGCTTAAACTTGCTCCTAATGGAGAGCCAAGACTCATAATTAATAAACAATGCAAAGGCATATTATCAGAATTTGGTGCAGCACCCAATCCTTTTAATGGACAGACACTTGTTTACAGGTGGAAAGTAGATAGAGATGGAAATATAGTTGGCAATCAGCCTGAAGATAAGTATAATCATGGTGTAAAAGCAGTAATATATGGCTTGATTAATCATTTTGGTTATGCACATATAGAAAACAGAACATCAATTCGTGTAAAGAGATGGTAACTTGGCAAAAAGAATAAAACCTGAACAGATTATAGATAAAGTAGAGGGGCAATACGAGGCAACCGAACCATTAAGAAACAGAATGGATAAAGATTATTCCCTTTACAGGCTTGATCCTTATGATGCAGGTGATGGTTACCAATCATATACCTCTAACGAACCTTCAACTTATGCAGATAAAATAATTTCCTTTATTACAGGAAGTGAAATGGTAGCTAGGATTCCAAATGTATCTGAAAAAGAAAATGACAGGGAGAAAAATAACAAGAAAGAAAAATTCTTTCTAGGTATATTAAGAAGTGCTGATGAAAGAATCAAAAGAAATTCTATGCCTTCAATTAAAAACCAACTCGCATGGTATATAGCTTTGAGAGGATGGTATGCAGGTAGGGCATTATTAGTTAAAGATAAAGATGATTCCACTTATGTTGATATAACTCCTTGGGATCCAATGCACACTTATTGGTCATTAGGAGCTGAGGGCTTGGAGTGGGCTTGTTATAAAGTTAAGAAATCCAAAGACTTGGTAGAGAGTCAGTATAATATTAAGCTTCCAAGAAACGAAGATTATGATGATGAGGATTGGGTGGATGTATATGATTACTATGATAAAGAAATAAATACAGTTGTTCTTTCTAATGGAAGAGTAGCAAAGAAAGCTACCCCACATGGAGCAGACAGAGTTCCTGTATTTTTGGGGCCTGTGGGAGCAGTACCAATGATACAGGCACTTAATGATATGACTCCTATTGATGATACTATTGCTGATTATGGCGAGAGTGTCTACAAACATAACAGGAATAATTATGAAAAGAATAATCAGATAATGTCTATTATGTTGGAATTAACTTCCCGTGCAAGAAGGCAGGGATTAAAGATTACATCAAGAGATGGAATGAAAACACTTGATGAAGATCCTTATAAGGAAGGTACAGAGATATCCTTGGCACAGGGAGAAAATGTAGAGCCATTAGGTTTAATGGAAGTAGCTAGGGAAACAGGATCCTTTATGGGATTAATTTCAGGAGAAATGCAGAGAGGTGGTGTACCCCATACATTATATGGAGATATACAATTTCAACTCTCAGGATTTGCAATTAATACTTTAAGACAGGGAATTGATTCACTCATCTCCCCTAGAATA